ACTTATTGACGGTATCTACCCAGAACACCTGGTATATCTCAAATCCGTGGGCATCTGCGGTCAATCTGACCTGGTAGAAGTAGCTAACGGTGAAGTACACATCACAGACTACAAGACCAACAAGGAAATCAAGACAGAATCCTACCGTAACTGGGAAGGCATCTCTCAAAAGATGAATGCACCGGTGTCTCACCTGGATGACTGCAACTTAAATCACTACAACCTGCAGCTTTCCATCTACATGTACATGATCTTAAAGCACAATCCTAAGCTCAAGCCAGGAAAACTGATCATTCACCACATTCAGTTTGAAGAACAGGAAGAGCCAGACCAATACGGCTACCCTATCACCAAACTTGACCAGGATGGCAACCCGATTCTCAAAGCCATTGTGCCTTACGAGCTGCCTTACCTCAAAGATGAAGTCATGGCCATCATGTCATGGTACAAGGACAACGCAGAAGCTATCATCAGGAAGAAAAAGTAATGAAGGTCCACTTTGATCATATTGAGGGTTTTGGAAAGGTGAAGCATATGGACTTCATCTTCTCCAATCCTTATGGAACCCTGGAGGAAGGCGAGTCAGGAGCAGACGCTTTGAAGCAAGGCTGGATCCCATGGGGTGATCAGTGGTTTAACCTAAGAAGTGTGCGCCTGGATCTGGAGTACTACTACCCTACTCAGACCGTCAGAAAGCTGGCCAGGAACATAGAAGTCGCTGCGGGTAATATACTACGCTACCAGGAAGAATATAAGCGCTTATATGAGAGCTATTGCGCTCATCATGATTTTGCAAGAGACATCCAGTGGGAGTATTTCCAGGACTGCCGCGTGATTGAGTATTACTACCAGCATAAACTTATTGGTATAAGCCTGTACAAGATCTACGAGGACCAGTTTGTGGCCATGCAGTTTGTATGGGACTATCAGGATCCTAAGCTTTCCCTTGGTAACGTGGCACAGATGCACGAGTGTGACCTGGCACGCGCCCTGGGATGCACGCACGTGTACCTGCTGGGTGGATATGAGCACTGCTGTTTGTACAAAGGATCCTTCAGAGGATTTGAATTCTGGACCGGCAAAGAGTGGAGCCAGGATAAGAACCTGTACAACGCACTGCTTCTGCGTGATGAAGCAGTAGAAATAAAAATCCCTGAGCTACAAAATGACAGTATTTGAGCCACAAAACAGAATTGAGGTGGAAACACCCAATGGGCCGGGGATCATCTGGCTGGTAACAGACTACGGTCATGAAACAGACACCATCTACACGGTGATCTTAAATGAAAATGGAGAGATGTGGCAGTATACCCACAAGGATCTCAGAGTAAAGAAGAACATAACATTTGGAAGAAATGGTAAAGCTATTTGATATACACAACGGGGAAGTGGTACCCTCAGAACATTGCCACACACTTGCGTACCTCAAACGCATTATGGAAGAATACCCTGAAGATCATGTGAAGGTCTATGCTTACCTGTTTTACATGACCTGTCCTAATCCTGATATGAATCCCTTTTTTGACGCGCCTGAAAATGAAAAAGAAGAAATTATTCTGTCACAGCTACAAGCAGAGTTCTCAACGGAAGATGACGCCATTATTGCGGCTCTGGAGCTCTGTAAAAAACTGTATGAAACGCCTACGTACAGAGCGTACATGGGTATCAAGCACATGCTTGACCGTCTCGCGAAATACATGGAGACTACTGCTATTGAACATGGTCGCGATGGAAATATCACAGCGCTGGTCAACGCTGCTGCAAAATTTGAAGCTATACGCTCTGCTTATAAGGGAACATATAAAGACCTTATGGAAGAACAGAAAAGCCAGGTACGTGGAGGCCAGCGACTGGCGTATGATCAGGAGTAAACCACTGGTACTTAAAAATGATAAGGCGTTTTATAATTGGCTGTTTCATTATAACGGGTATAATGATACTTGGTATGCGTTTCACCGCGATGACCTGGAAGCGTACTTCTCCGGCAGACAAGGAACCCACATAGTCTACAAGCACAGAGAGCTTGCAAAACTTATGAGTCATATTCAATTCACCAGAAAAACCAAAACCAAATGAAAACCTACAGAGTAATTATTGAACACAGAACTGACGGGCACATTATCACCCGTCCTGCTACACAGGTTCCTCAGAAAGGAAACATCATCACCATCTCACCTGACCAGTATGTGGTTACCGGCGTGATCTGGGATTATGCTGACGGCACCACTGTGAGAGTAATAGTAGACACCCCAGACGCTGACCTATCCTAATGTTTATATCTGTACCCACATATGACGCAGTGACCAAAGAGTGGTCACGAACTGACTTTGAGACCAGGGAGGAGTTTCAGGACTTCCTCTGGTCTGTATTCAAAGAGCCAGGCAAGTATGAGTTTGATGAGACCTCGCTGCTCTTCAATGCACAGGCGCGCGTGTTCAACAAGTACCGCGTGTTTACCAATGCACCCATGCGCAGTAAGGATTATATCAACTACTGGGATACAGAAAAAGACAAGTGCCGTAATGGAGTGATCTTCAAAAACGGTGAGAAGACCTGGTACCTTACGCGTGACTACTACATGTGGATCAACTTCCTGCCTATCTACAACAAGGAGGTAGGGAAGTTTACGTTTGCTGACGTGCGTGACGCGCAGTACCACATGGCTCTTTATGAGAAGCTGGCTGAGGTAAGCTTTAAGCATGCAGCCATTCTTAAAAAACGTCAGATAGCATCCTCCTACTACCATGCAGGGCGCATGATCAACATCTTCTGGTTTGAAGAAGGTGCTGTTTGCAAGATCGCTGCCTCACTCAAAGATTATATCAACGAGAAAGGTACATGGCGTTTCCTTGACGAGTACCGCAACTTCCTCAATACCTACACTGCCTGGTACCGCCCGTGTAACCCAGACAAGGTAATGTCCTGGGAACAGAAGATTGAGGTGAACCAGGGAGGAAGAAAGCGTGACGTGGGTCTGAAATCCGTAATGGCAGGTACAGCGCTTGAAAAAGATCCTACCAACGGTGTAGGGGGTCCGGTAAGATTCTTCTTCCACGAGGAGGCAGGTATTGCCCCTAAGATGAATGAGACGCTGGAGTACCTGCTTCCTGCCATGAAATCAGGTATGATCTACACCGGTATGTTCGCAGCTGCAGGATCCGTGGGTGACCTTGAACAGTGCGAACCCTTAAAAGAACTTATTCTCAACCCAGACTCCAAGGACGTACTGGCCGTTGAGACTAACCTACTAGATGCAGAAGGAAAGACTGGACTGTGTGGTCTGTTCATACCAGAGCAGTGGTCTATGCTCCCTTGCATTGACGAATGGGGTAACTCTCTTGTGGAGCAGGCCCTGGAAATGATCCTTGCTGAGCGCGAGGACTGGAAAAAGAAACTAAAGCCTGAGGATTATCAGCTACGTATTTCTCAGAAGCCTATTAACATTGAGGAGGCATTTGCCTACCGCAAACTCTCACGCTTCCCGCTGCACCACATTCAAAAGCAGATCCGCCGTATTGAGGAGAAAGAATACTTCTCTGAGTACGTAGACCTGGAGCGCCAAAGTGATGGCAAGATCCAGATCAAGGAATCACGCAAGCTTCCTATTATGGAATTCCCTGTGTCTCCCAAGACAGAGAACAAGGAAGGTGTGGTGGTGATCTATGAGCGTCCCGTGAAGGATCCAACCTTTGGTATGTACTACGCATCCATTGACCCCGTGGCAGAAGGTAAGACGACCACTTCAGACTCGCTCTGTTCCATCTTCGTCTACAAGACTGCACAAGAGATCACCAAGCACAAAATGGATGGCACCATTGAGCAGCACATTGAGCGTGATAAGATCGTTGCCAGCTGGTGTGGACGCTTTGATGACCTGAACAAGACACACGAGCGCCTGGAAATGATCATTGAGCTGTACAACGCCTGGACCATTGTGGAGAACAACATCTCGCTGTTCATACAGTACATGATCTCCAGACGCAAGCAAAAATACCTGGTCCCTAAAAACCAGATTATGTTCCTCAAGGAACTGCAAAGTAACACCAACGTTTACCAGGAATACGGCTGGCGTAACGTGGGAACCATATTCAAAGGCAACCTTATCTCCTACGCGGTACAGTTCATAGAAGAAGAGCTGGATCATGAGACGACTACCAATGGAGATGTTGTCAAAACCACCTATGGCATTGAGAGAATCCCGGATATCATGCTTCTCAAAGAGATGGCTGCATACAAGGATGGACTCAACGTGGATAGGCTGGTAGCTTTCTGTGCACTGGTGGCATTTGCCAAAGTGCAGGAAAGTAACAGGGGCTTTACCAAACGTGTTGAAAGAGAGGATCCTCATTTTGATAATGCTAAAAATTTTAGTAAATTACCTATGAGCACTCCTTTCCGCAATATGGGCAGGACGCATACCTCTTCTAATAACATGAGACCGCCCAGAAACCCCTTTAAGAATCTGAGGTAGAATTAACAGAACACACGATGCCATATGTGTACAGACATATACGATTAGACACTAATGAACCTTTCTATGTAGGAATTGGTTCTGATGAATTCTATAAAAGAGCTCATAGTCAAAACAATCGCAATAAGCATTGGAAAAACATTGTAAGTACGCACGGCTACAAGGTTCAAATTGTAATTGATGATTTGACCTGGAATGAAGCATGTGCAAAAGAGATGGAGTTCATTGCTCTTTACAAAAGAACTTTTGAAGGCGGATTGCTTGTAAACATAACTGCTGGGGGAGAAGGAAATCTCAATCCCTCTCCTGAAACACGAATGAAAATTTCAAATTCTCAAAAGGGAGATAAAAACTCCATGCATGGTAAGCCTAAAAATAAAAACTGGTATCAAGCAATGGAAAAGCTTAAAGGAGAAGGTAACCCTAATCATGGTAAAAAAATACCAGATTGGCATAAAGAGATACTTAGAAACACACACCTAGGAAAGAAACAATCTGCTGAAACTGTAGCTAAAAAATCAATGGCTACAAAAGGCAAGAAAAGATCTGTTGAGTCACGTGAAAAAATGTCTGAGGCAATGGGTAAAAAAGTCATTGACACCTCTACAAACACTATTTATAAAAACATTACAGCAGCAGCAAAAGCTTTTGGTTACAATAGACGCACTCTTAATGCGTGGCTTTCTGGTGCATTAACTAACAAATCAACGCTTATTTATTTTAAACATGAAGGTTGTTAACGCACTACAATTAAAGAATGGAGCGAAAGCTGACTACAACCGCATGGGTACACTTACCCAGCCTATTCAGTTTTTGGCTGCTGCAGATAAAGATGAAGCCTGGGGCGCATGGAACCTTGACTGGTTGGAAATGCAGGGTCTCAAGCAGATACGCAGGAACGCGCGAAAAATGCTCAAGAACTACAAGCTGGCCAACGGTATTGTGGACCGCAGTGATTATATCATTGAGGAAGACAACGAAGTAGCTGAGCTGATTGATGTACTGACCAAGCAGGACGAGAGCGCATTTGAGCTCAAGTTCTTTCCTATTATTCCTAACGTTATCAACGTTCTGACAGGCGAGTTTGCCAAGCGCAATGACCGCATCACCTACCGTGCAGTAGACGAGTTCTCTTTCAATGAACTGATGGAGAAAAAACGCAGCATGGTGGAAGAAGTACTCGTGTCACATGCAGAGCAGAAGATGCAGGAAATGATTGAGTCCATGGGACTTAACATGGAAGACGAACAACAGGCAGCACAGGCACAACAGATGATGTCACCTGAGAGCCTCAAGTCTTTACCAGAGATTGAAGAGTTCTTCCGCAAAGACTACCGCTCTCTGATTGAGGAGTGGGCCACACACCAGCATGCAGTGGATGAAGAGCGTTTCTTCATGAAAGAACTGGAGAACATTGCTTTCCGCGACATGCTTATCACAGACCGTGAGTTCTGGCACTTTAAGATGAACGAGGATGACTACGAGATTGAACTCTGGAATCCAGTTCTGACATTCTACCACAAATCTCCTGAAGCAAGATATATCTCTCAGTCCAACTGGGCTGGCCGCATTGACCTGATGACCATTGCTGACGTCATTGACAAGTATGGTTACATGATGGATGATGAGCAGCTACAGTCACTGGAGGCTATCTATCCTGTAAAATCAGCAGGATACCTGATCCCTGGTCAGCAAAACGATGGATCCTTCTATGACGCAACCAAGTCCTATGAGTGGAACACGCAAGGTCCTTCATTGGGCATGCGCCAGTTCCTATCTGCACGTGACACTTTTGTCAACACCGGTGATGATATTATCTACAAGATCTTCAATGAAACTGAGGACGCACAGGACTTCAATAATTGGAGTTTGCTTCGCGTAACCACTGTATACTGGAAAAGTGTACGCATGGTGGGACACCTCTCAAAGATTGATGACAACGGCATGCTCGTGGACATGATCATTGATGAGAACTACAAAGTCACACAGAAGCCAGTGTATGACACCTCTGTGCTCAAGAACAAAAACCGTGAGACGCTTGTCTATGGTGAGCACATTGACTGGATCTGGATCAATGAGACCTGGGGTGGTATCAAGATTGGTCCTAACCGTCCAAGCTTCTACGGCAACAACGACTTGCAAGGATTTGCTCCTATGTATCTGAATGTGAAGCCAGTACGCTTCCAGTTCAAAGGAGACTTCACTTTATATGGTTCCAAACTTCCTGTTGAAGGTGCTGTGTTCACAGACCGCAACGTGAAGAGTATGTCACTTGTTGACAAGATGAAACCTTACCAGATTGGCTACAACCTGGTAAACAACCAGATCGCTGATATCCTGGTGGATGAACTGGGAACAGTGATCATGCTTGATCAGAATGCGCTTCCACGCCACTCAATGGGTGAAGACTGGGGCCACAACAATTTTGGTAAAGCCTATGTGGCGATGAAGAACTTTGGAATGCTTCCACTGGATACTTCCATCACCAATACAGAAAACGCGCTGAACTTCCAGCACTACCAGGTACTAAACCTGGAGCAGACGCAAAGACTGATGTCGCGCATCCAGCTGGCCAATCACTTCAAACAACAATGCTTTGAGTCTATAGGACTTTCTCCGCAGCGTATGGGTGCAGTAAACGGTCAGGAAACTGCTACCGGTGTGGAACAGGCGATCAACATGAGCTACTCGCAGACTGAAGTGTATTTCACGCAGCACTCTGAATACCTCATGCCACGTATCCACCAGATGCGTACAGACCTTGCACAGTACTATCACTCTACCCGTCCGTCACTTAGACTTCAGTACATGACCAGCATGGACGAGAAGGTAAACTTTGAGATGAATGGTACTGAGCTCTTATCACGAGACCTGAACGTGTTTATCACAACCAAGGTGAATCAACGTCAGGTGATTGAGCAAATCCGTGGACTTGCCCTTTCCAACAACACATCAGGCGCTTCCATATATGACCTTGGAAACCTGGTGAAAGCTGATTCTATGGCTGAGATCACACACGTGATGAAAGGTATTGAGATGAAGACAGCGAAAGCTAAGGAGCAGGAGATGGCAGCAATGCAGGAAGCTGAGAAGATGAAGCAGGAAGGCGAGAACAAACGCCAGGAAGCTGAACTCAAGTTCCAAGCAGAGCAAAAACAACTTGACCGCGAGAACAGAATTCGCGAGGCTGAGATCCGCTCTGCAGGTTACACTGCCATGAACGACCGTGACATGAACCAGCAAAGTGACTACATAGACACACTGGAATACCTTGACAAGAAGGAAGCACAGCGTCAGCAAACTTCGCTGGCCCGTGAACGTGAGACCAACCGCCAGGCTGCAGACCAACAGAAGATTGATCTGAAGCGCCAGGAACTGCAGACAAAAGAGCGCATTGCTGAAAAAGAACTGCAGGTCGCACGCACCAACAAAAACAAATATGACAAGGAGTAAAACACTATAGCGATATAGTGTGCGAAATCTACTTTGACTACACTCAGAGCGTGTAAATCTCAAGGGTTTATTCAGTAGATTATATATGAAGAGAAGAACACGAAAGAAACCCCACTAAACAATAGGTATGAGCGATAATAATCAACAGACAGTCGTGTCTAATGTGACCCTTGAGTCCATTGACGACTTTCTACCAATGCCAGGCGCAGAGAGCGTGGTAACACCAGATGAGGATGCGGATAAAAAGCCTAACATCTTCTCTACTCAGAAACCAGTTGACACCAGCTTCTTAGATGATAACGGTGACAGCAAAGGTGACGAAGGTGATGAGCCCGCAGGCGATGGCAAGGAAAATAAAAAACCTGCAGACAGCGCAGCAACGGCTGACGCACTGAAGGACCTGGATGAAGAACTTTTTGGAGGTGATGACTCAGATGATGATGAGCCAACAAAAAAGCCAGGAAGAAAAAAAGTTGACAAGAGCGGATTGGTTGACACATTCAGCAAGTTGATTGAAGAAGGCACCATTATCCCTTTTGACGATGATAAAGCTTTGGAAGATTACTCTGTAAAAGATTTCCAGGAGTTGATTGCTGAAAACATCAAAGCCAAGGAAGCAGAACTCAGAGAACAGACTCCAAAGGAGTTCTTTGAATCGTTGCCTGAAGAGTTGCAGTACGCAGCTGAATACGTGGCCAAAGGTGGTAAAGATCTTAAAGGTCTTTTCCGCAGCCTTGCACAAGTGGCAGAGACACGCGCCCTTGATCCACAACAACCAGAGCACCAGGAGCACATTGTACGTCAGTACCTGCAGGCTTCAGGATTTGGTGGTGGTGACCAGGATCTGATAGAAGATCAGATTGACGAGTGGATTGAGTCAGGTGCCATTGCCAAGAAAGCCAACCAGTTCAAGCCGAAGCTTGACCAGATGGAGGAAGAAGTAGTTCAGCAAAAGCTTGCGCAACAGGAAGCTTTCCGCGAGCAGCAGCAGAAGAAAAAAGAAGAGTACATGGATCGTATCTACAATACTCTGAAGCCTGCTGAACTCAATGGAGTCAAACTTGACACCAAGCGTCAGAAGTTCCTATGGGACGAGTTGACCAATGTGAAGTATGAATCCATGACGGGACGCCCAACCAACCTACTTGGAAAACTGCTTGAAGACTATCAGTTTGGTAAAGAACCACGATATGACCTCATTGCTGAAACCCTTTGGTTACTCTCTGATCCGGATGACTACAAAGAAAACATCCGCAAGCAAGTGGCAAGCCAGGTGACTCAGGAAACTGTCCGTAAACTCAAAACTGAAGAAGCTAGACGTCTTGCCTCTACAGTGAGGGATGAAGAAGAAGAGCCTCAGAAGCAACGAAGATTACCTAGAAAACCAGCGAACATTTTTACAGGACGCTAACAATACATAACAACTTAAACATTAATCCTTTATCCTATGAGTACACCTGTTTTAAACAACGGTCTATTCTTGCGCGACACTAACTATAAAGTGTCTTCGCACGTAGACTCGTACCATTTGATGAACATGCTCAAAAGCACAGAGCCTATGGACTTAGGTCCTGTTGACTTGTGGGCTATGACTCAGAAAGTGGAAATGCCTCTTTATCAGATGGCATCATTCGGTGGTAAGAATACCATCGTAGTTGACAACCCTCGTGGCGAGTACAAATGGCAGACGCCAATCGTACAAGACCTTCCTTACGTAGTTGAGGATGTTGAGCCAGGAGTAACAGTACTTGGTCAGGATGGTACCAACTTCAAGATCAAATTGAACAAGCGTTCTTTTGGTCATGGTGATATCATCACTTACGACAAGTACAAAGGTTTGGAATTGTACATCACAGCTGAAGACATCCTCCCTTCTGGTGACGGCTTTGTCTACACAGTGCAGTTGGTGAACAATGACAACACTAAGTCTTTGGACAAAAAATACCTCAAGCCAGGTACAAAATTCTTCCGTAAGGGTTCTGCCCGTGGGGAGTATGGTGAGCGTTTCTCTGACATCGGAGAATTGAACGCAGGTTTCCGTGAGTTCTACAACTTCGTTGGAGGTGCTGAGGCTCACGTACACTACAGCGTTTCTAGCCGCGCGCACATGATGGCTCAAGGTGGAATGAATGCTGACGGTACAGTTCCTGTAACTGAGATCTGGCGTTCATTTGACGCGAACATCGCAAATGACCCTTCACTTACCAACATTGACGCTATGGTGTCTAAACTTGGTAAGGACTACATCAAGAAAGCTTACGACAATGGTACGTTGACTCGCTCATTCGTTACCAAAATGGAATCAGCTCACTTGACCAAAATTGCAAACGACATTGAAACTTACCTCATGTGGGGTCAGGGTGGTCGCATCAAGCAAGATGGTCCAGATGATCTTCGTTTGTCTGTAGGTCTTTGGGCTCAGTTAGATAACTCTTTCATGAGAATCTACAACAA